GACCATACGCTGCCAGTGTTTTAGTCTTGGTGACCTTGATAAACACACGGCTCTTCTCTGCCTCAGTAAACTGTACATCAGGACCATACAAGCCACGATAGTTACGATAAGCACGTAGCCATCTTTCTTCGTCATTGCGTCTTGTTGTCTCTGCTTTGTTGTACTTCTCCATTAATAACTGGACAATGGGAGCAGCTACAGGATCTTCCTCGTTGATGTTGCTCACATCTTTTAAGTTAATGGATTCGTCTTCGATCAGGTTCTTATCTGCCATTCTTTACCTTTAATATCCAAATGTTGGATCTGCAATAGGGATACCACTCTTTTGATGCAAGGGGTTATAGTCCCACAAATTACTTCTTGGTCTACTCATTATACCGTAACGCATTGCGTCATACAAATGGTCTTCCGACTTCGTATCAATATCCTCTGGGTTATGTTTATCCAAAGGAATGATAGGAAGCTGGGCAATTAAGTTCGTACAGTTGCTAGTTATAACCAATCTTGGCTCTTCTGTAAACTGGTCTACCTGTAATCGCCTATGTATTTCATTCTTACCTGCAATACGACTACCTGCACTTCTATCTGCTGGTCTCCACCGACACCCTTGCTGAATCATTTGTTCAGCTAAGGATGGACCAGTGTCTCCCCTTTTGTGCCAACACGATGAATCAAGTACGCCATAGCGAATAGTTCCATCATTCTGCTCTAATTCCAGTACCATATTCGCCAAATCCTTGGCTAATACCTTACTTACGTATAATTCCCTGTAAACAATCAGTTGTTCTGCTGGAGTTACAGCAAACCAGACAACTGCTGAGTAAGAACCGTAGCCATAGTCACACGCTCTGAACTTAACCCAGCTTTTAGGGATGTCCATCGGATCAATAACGTGTATTGTGCGATTAAACTCAGGGAATGCTGCTCCTTCTGATACATCCCAGTTACCCTCCAACAATTGCTTACGTTGATGCTCTGGTAATGACAGCAGCATCGTCTCATAATCACCTTGCTCAGCAAGATATGGGTTATCTGTCAGCATTGCAGGTATAAACCTACGCTTAAACAGGGGTTGCCCCGCCTTACTGTGCCCCTTTGGGTAAGACATTACCTGTGCTGTCTCAATATCTGTAGCCCAGAATGCTTTACCCGCCCTTGATGGGTCAATAAACATCTTTTTAACCCATGCATGTCCCGGTCCACCGGGGTTTGTAGTAGCTCTCATGTAGATTGGCAGGTCTGGTGCCGTACTACGCAGACGAGAACGCATATAATTCCATGCAAATGGAGTAGACCACTGCGTTAACTCGTCAAATCCTACCCAACTAAACGCTAAACCCTGATAACGGAGGACATCTTCGTCCCTATCGAGGTATGAAAACCATAATCTAGCCCCACTTGGAGCCACCCACTGCATCTTTCTCTCCGACCACTTGATGCCGGGATAGATTTTTGGGTACATTTCCTGACTTTTCCAAATCAGTTCTCGTAATTCCTCAGTCGTATGACGTAAAAGCAATCCACTAAACTGGGGATGACCCATATACCGCAGTGGATCAGCCAACATCGCATACGATTTACCACCTCCGGCAGCCCCGCCATACAATACTTCACGTTCTGGTGCAGCTAAGAAGAGTGTCTGTGGTCCAGAATTGGGTTTAAAAATAATATTCTGTTCCGTAATATCGGGAACATGTATATCATCACCAGTACTCTTCGCACTCGTCTCCACTTCTGGCTGTGGCTTTGTCTTTGTAGACTTTTTTGCCGAGCCTGTTTTCGTATTTCTCGGCTTCTTCAATGGCGTGTCTGAGTCTTGCAGCCCAGCTTCGGAGAGTAGAAGCTTTTGTCTTGTTGTACTGCTCATCTTTTACTCGTTTCAGTAATCCTACGTGGGATATATATCTGCCAGTTACCTTAGTAAGCCAAGCTGCTACATGCCTAGACGAATATCGATTTAAGTACTCCTTAGCTTTTTCTAATGCTTCTAGCTCTACAGGAATCGGATCCAATAAAAATTCATCATGATCCGATACTTTATACCCAAACGGTATTTGTCTTCTATTCAAACGAGGGATTGGTACATACTCCCCCTTCTCTGCTGCTTCTTTCGGTTGTGGCAATATCCATCTACCTACTGTAGTACGGATAGCCATTCACTTACTCCTCTATATCTTTTTCCTTGGGTGGAAGAATCATCAAACCATTGGTAGCTTCGACTTGTACTTTCTCAGTCTTAACTAAACCAACACGATCCAACAGATCCTTAGCAGCACTTAGTTTATCACGCAATCCTAATTCTGTCGGGTCAACCATACCACTGACAAGTGACATAGCTGCACGAGGAGCATTACGTGCCATATAAAGTTGGGTACGTTCCATGATCTCTTCTTTAAGTCCCTTGATGATATCGGTTGTTGGACTATTATCAGAGTACCCAGCCAATTCTTTTGCACGTAGAATGTCACCGCCTGCTTGTTCAAACAGGACTTCTAGAAACTTAACTTGCTTTTCAGTTAGTTCTCTACTCATTATGTTTTCCTAAATGGTTTTACTTTTTTAGCAATTGCCTTGGGTTGTGCAACAAATTGCTTACCTTTTGCCTTGCCCACTCGTTTAGCTTTTGATGTTGCCGCATATTCCGCAGGAGTAAGAGCTTTAATAGCAGCCTCTGGTAAGTACCTCTCCCCGGTTTTAGAACTTGGTTTTCCACTTTTAGTACGCCATTTCTGTTCACCCCAAGCCTTTAAGGATTTCTGTGGAGCCTTCACTTCTTTACTTTCTTTGGTGGGGTGTGGCTAAGCTTCTGGCTTTTAGCAGTATGCTTTTCCCCCGTCATTAAGACAGACCCAGACTTATGCATTTTGCCTGTATATACTTTACCGTTAGGTAGATAATGTGTTGCTGACTTACTCATCCTTTGTATCCTCCTCCAGCAGCTTTATACTTTTTCGCCACTAGCTGTGCTTTTCTTGCTGACCATTGACCTGCAGCAGTACCGTGAGTCGCTGCAGCCTTTACCTGTGATACTATTTTCTTGCGTAGTTCAGGCTTTGTGTAGTTACCTGCAGCATTTACTTTTGATTTAGTTTTAGTAGCCATAGTTTATAGTGCCGTAGCAAAATCCTCAAGTACTTTAAAGGTTACAGTAACGCTAGTATTAGCGTCAGCCAGTCCACGAATCTTATCCGTTGCAATTAAGTACATCGATTCTTCTATTTGGATAATACCATTTGGTACTAAAGGCATATCTTTCATCAGATAACTCCAAGTACTATTCACAGAATCGTACCACTCTAGCGATATTTTTCTAGAGGCGGTAGTGGTATTCGTAATAAAAATACTAAACACCTCTGCATTCCAACGCTCTGGTACGACATACAAATCTGCATTTGATGTAGTCAATACTTTGCTAATTGTTCTGTTCTTAGTTGGCATACTATCGTTGCTCAATCCAGTTTAAACTACCTATCCCTGCTTTATTAGCCACAGTAGCCGCAATTTCAAGGGTTAAAGTATCACTTATTGTTCCCATAGATTGTCTTCCTATTTGATACAGTGTATTTGGATCAAGTTCCGTAATAGTGCCACCACTATTAGAAGGAATAAAACCAGAGAACAAAGTAGTACCACTACTGCTTGCTGTGCTTGTTATGTTGTATTGCACAAAAGAATTTGTATCTGGCATATCAACCCATGTCCCGCCAGTCAATGTTGCATTACGAACAAGTTTAAAAAATATACTAGTGTTATCTAAAGTAGCTGCTTGAAAAGCAGTAGGTAAAACAATCCCACCCAATGCTGTTGATTTTAGCCGTATACTAATTATTGGGTAAAACGTATTAGCTGCTGTTAATGTTGTGCCACTTACTGGGGAAAGTAAATTCTGACCAATGCCAAGTTTTTCTGTATTACCTTCCATCAAAAGTGAATTAGAGCCTTGCCACATGTAATGACTTCCGGCAGCCCCTGTTACATTTTTAAGTTCTAAACGAATTGGCAAGAATGGTGTCCTACACCACGGTAAAGTACTTCTATTGGCTGTATTGAAAGAATGAACTAATACTTTTTTTCCATCAATAATAAAACTAAATTTTACTTGACCTGCACCGTACCACTCATAATCCATACAAACGATCTGTAATGCTGTAGGATCTGCGGTCAAACCACTAGGTCCTGTGCCGTCTAGCTTATCTCCATTCCACGAAGATCTAGAAACTCTATTAGCAGTCCCGTTATATAATAATACACAAGCATAATCTCCACCATTATCCTCAAAGTAAAGACCATCTGTTCCATCAAATAAACCAAATCTTCTTCGTATACCTGCAACGGGAGTTTGTAAACGTATTGCAAAAGTTAACTCCGACTGCCTACTAGGGATATACCTTTGGCAATTTAAGGTCTGCCTAATAGTCTCAGATCCTAAAGTACTAGTAACACCCATTACAATTGCACTTAAAGAACTATCAAATACAGCAGTACCCCCAGATGCTGTAGATGTATCCCACACATCTGTCTCAATACCATATTGAAAAGTATTGAAAAAAACAGTCTGTGCATTAGATACTTCTAATCTTCCCTTACTGGTGTACTCACCTACATAGGTTTTATGATCGGTGGAGGACCCCAATAAATTAGGGTAATACGTAATCGTCATGGATTACTTTTTCTTTCTAGCAACAGATAAAGCAATAGCAATTGCCTGCCCTTTATCCTTCACTACCTTACCATTCTTGCCTGAATGCAGTGTACCCTCTTTAAACTCTTTCATGACTTTACCTACTTTGGCAATCTTCTTATCCGTGGCTGCACCACCCTGTGCCATCTTCTTTACTGGTTTAGCTTTTTTCACCATGCCACCCTTCTTGTATGTTGCATTTGGAGTACTCAATGTTGCTGTCTTCTTACGACCTATCAAGTCCTCTAAGGCAGCAATACGCTTAGTAATTCTGGCATCTGGAGCAGATCTGCCCTGTGATGCTAGTTTAAGAGCAGTTAATTCTTTACTTAAGGCTTGTACTTCTAGCTGGTCTTGGACTGCCATATCAGCACTTCTTCTTACTCATACCATTTGCTTTGCTCATACCGCCCTTAGCCATCTTAGTCTTTGGTTTAGCTACACCGACCATGATTGCTAGGATAGGAGCCTTACCAGCTTTAGCAGCTTTAGATCCAGACTTTGTAACTTTGCCCTTGCCTTTAACCGAACCACCTTTAGCCATTTTCTTTTCCTCCTCTGCTGCTTTCTCTTTAGCCTTAGAAGCTTTGTACTTCTCAATCTCTTCCTTGGCTTTCTTGTTCTGCTCAGGGGTACCCATTACATTCTCATAGGCACGTTTAAAGATATTGGGATTATTGCTTGGCATATTATTTTCCTAACTTTTTAAGTGTTTTAGCTAAACGGGCACGTTGTCCCATCTTACCCGGCATCTTAGCTGCTTTTTCTAATTTAGCCGCTGGGATTGTTTTACCTTCTTTTACCTTAAGTGCTTTACGAAGGGCACCGGGTTTTTTAATAGCCTCTTGAATCCACTTATTGGTAGCCATATTACTTCTTAGCCTTTTGTGTAGGTTTCATGGAGGCACCACAGTTAGCCATAACCATACCACCTTTGTTGTATGCCATGGTTTTCTTCTTCTTGACTGATCCACCCTTAGACATGTTCAACTCGTCTTGCAACTGCTTCTTCTCTTTCTCGGTAAGCTTACCTTTTGGAGCAGTCTTAGACTTACCCATAGCAGATGCATATGCCTCTTTATCGGCAGCAGCTTCTTCTTCTTTGCTGAGCTTCTTGCTCTTCTCAATCTTTTGCTCTTTAGCGTACTCTTTCTGAGCAGCTAAGGTGTCCTCATCATAGCCGGGGGAACCAGCCATCTTCTTTGCTGACTTGTCCATCTTTTCCAATTGCTTGGTTAGAAAACGTGCGATTGCCATATGCTTAATCCTTCAAGTTAAAAATTAATAATTGTTACCACTTCACCTTATCAGCCCAATACGCAGCAGAAAGTTTACCCTTTGAAATATTCTTAGCGTGTCTTGCTTTAAAAGACTTTTGTCTTGCTTTCTCAGCTGGTGTCTTGGGAGATGAACCAGCACCTGATACACCTTGTTGTCCAAAGCGTATTAACTTTTCTGTACTGCCTTCTTTAGCCAGTACAGCATGTGACTTGGTTGGGTGGCTAGGAGTTCTCTTTGGCTTGTTGTAGCCAGCAAACTCTTCCTTACCTTTTTTAATCATGTAAATTTATATCTCTGTGGTTTTAGGACTCTGGACTCATTCCAACCCTCCAGCCTCATTGCTGCCTCTACATCCTTCAGTTTAAACTTCTTCCCTGTTCTATTTTCAAGGGCATACTTCACAAAGAATACGTCACTGTGGGGTACATGTATGGAGTCTAGTCTGTTATTCCTGACAGCGGTATAGAAATCTTCCAGTACGTAATCATCACGCAAGTGGATCTTCTTACGTGATCTTTTTTTAGGTACATACAGTTTTACTTGTTTTTGTTGCATTGTCAACCCTTGCTTATTTTTATTTTTAAATACAGGGTAGGAAGCTAGACTTCTCTGGTACGTAACTTTATCTTAGTAGGTCACTTTAAGTGTTACATTTAAGTGTCATTCAAAGGTAATGTTACAAAGTGTACATAAACTAGGATAAATGTATACAATACGTTACATTTAACTGTATCACTTTAAGTGATAGGTTATAAGTGTTTTTATACTTATAAGTGTTTTATAGTTTAAGTGTATTTATACTTATATGTTTTTAATACTTTAACTATTACATTTAAATGTTATCACTTTAAGTGAGTGTCTGTTAGACGTAGTTTAACCGTACTTTGATACTTTTGTCAAGTATTATTTTTTGTATTGCCTACATATACTGTATGGATATACATATATGACACTTACATGTAATCCAAAGGTCCGGTCCTTTAAAGCTCCGCTATGCTGTTTTCACTGAAAGTGATACCTAGATACCAACTTCACATTTAAATGCCTCTAAGAGCTTCCTATGCCCTTCAGAATCGATTATACACCATAGCCTAATATCTTAACTACAGCAGTACTCGTGTAGGGATTAACGTGTGGGGTTGTATGTGGAGGGGTTAAAGTGTAGGGTTGTTAGTGTGTACTAACCTATCTAAATACCTGATCTGTGTATAAAGCCATATACATATAACGCTATACCCCCGCATGGCACTCGCCCGCCCCCACAGCCGTGCAGGATCGCTTGTGCAATCACGAGTCATGACATCATAGCGTAAAGATAGCCGAGGCATTACACTAATGTGTAACAGAAACAATGGGTTACAATCTAACCTGAACTGATAGCATATCAGTACAAACACAAAAAGTGCTTAATTTTTAGGCAGTTTTTCAGCTTGTCCCAAAGGACATCGGGGCGGTGTACAGTCCACTTTCTACCCCACACTTTTAGTGTCCCACAAATCGTATCTCAGCTTTCCTCTTTTCACCTTTGGTGTTATCACAAATCCCTCTTTCACCTTTGGTGTTTAGTGTCGAATCTTCGTCACCAAAATTGCTGGTTTTCCGTGATGTCCAAGGGCAAGCACGACTTAATGCCGAACTAGATCTACGATCTAAAAATATATTAAAAGGGGAAAAAGCAGAGTTGGCACGAAACTTTTACTTACGTAACTTTTTCCCATCGGTCAAACTTTCCCTTTAGCCTAAAGGCTAACTTTTAGAGTCTCGGCAAAATAGGTTTAATCTTATTTACGGGAATATATTTACCCTTTAACTGAAAGTGAAAGGGGATATAAATATATTCCCAATCTTGTAAATAAGTTAAACCTAAATAAAGGAATCAAAATCATGGCAAAATCAATCCGTTCCGCTCTATTAGCTAACGAAGTAGCTAACTTAGCTTTCTTCAACAAAGTTGAACAACAGGTTCAACCAAAGGTTGATCAGAAGGTTTCTACCCTTAAGGTAGACAGCAAGCTTAAACCGAAGGTTGACAAAAAACACAGCAAAGCTGAACTTGCTAAGTCATCGAAGATGACCAGTGAGTTTAAGGCGATCTTAGATCGTCCTTATGGCAAAGAAGGTCACACTTTTGGCGAAGCCATTGAGCATCAAGCTACTGTTTACAACAGTATCGTCAAGCAAAAACGCAATCAGCTTGAAAAGCTGAAGGGTATCGGTGAACTCTTAATAGAGTTTCGTAGCATTATCGGTAAATCCGATAAGGAATTCGGTCAAGCCCTAAAATCTACGGCTTTAGGTAAGATGTCACGGCAAGATCGTTCCGATTCGATGTGGCTTGCTGAAAACTGGACTACTGTCCAGAAGAAAGTAAAAGAGTTAGATATTAACTCTTGTTCCGCTAGTTATCTCCGTCAGTTACTTCGTAAAGAGGCAAAATCTGCCAATAGCGAAGCTACTGTTAGCGAAGCTACTGAGTCAGATTCTGATTCTAGCGAAGCTAGTTCTAGTGTCGAAGCTTCGACAGTAAAAATTGCAGGTGATAATGCTGAAAGCATTGCTAGTGCCGTCATCCATTTAGCTAAAGCTAATGGCGTTAGTCTTGCTGAAATAGCTACGCTATTACTTGCAGAATCCGAAGTAGCCTAAGCCTAACGGCTTTACTTGCAGTACATCCATTAGCCCCTAACGGGGCTTTTGGCGTTATGGACTACCCATTTGTAGTCAAGATCTTGCTTTTGCCCTGTGCCTCATGATGTGTACATCCTTGCCATGTGATGTGTAAGGAAATGTGGCACAGGGCTATCCATTTCACGAAAGGAAAATCATGGATACTTTTTTCAATGAAATTTCAGACGATGAGTATTGGGCATACGAACATTTCCAATACATTGATGAACAAGGCATAGCCTTGGATGATAGCTTGAATGAGTTCAGGGATGAGCAAGGGCAAGTAGTCATTGTGCCCAGATGTGACTGGCACATGTTTGAACAGAAAATTAAGGAGTAACTGTCGAATGTTCGACACTAAATTAATCGGAGATTAATCATGCCAACCTATTACGATTACTTGCAATATGCAAAGGCTAAGGGCTTCATCCCTTTCACCGAAAGTACCTTTAACGCCTTTATCAAGGCGAAGATTAACCCCATCACATCAACTTTAATCGGAGATTAACTATGATCCTCGTAGTCAAAACGCAATACATGGAAAACTATGGTGCACACGATTGGAATGGCACAGGTGTGTGCCCACAGCGATGGAAGTACAAGGGTGGATCAGAGTACAAGATCCGCAATACCCCTGCCAATCTCAGCAATGCTGAGTATGCCCGTCTCATATCTAGTGCAGACATTGCACGGGATAACGAGTATTGCCGTGAGTATGTCATGGAATGGTCTATCGAATCCGATGACTATAAGTCATGGTTTGAAAAGTCTCAGCTTGAGCATGACGGATCTATTACATACGCTGAACCAGAGTTTGATTACCTCGAATTGGCTCTGCTTAATACATAGTATTAGGGAAAGTCCCTATTTACAAGGCAATCCCTATGGCTTGATACTGGAAATGTTTTAAAGCGGTACTGTCGAATGTTCGTCACTAACTTAATCGGAGATTATATGCAACTATTATCCACAGTAGCTAACGCTAAGATCGAGAAAACCAATGCCGTAACTGGTGAAGACTATCTCTATGCCGAGATGTCACTCATGCCCAATCATCGTATATGTGGTGGCAGCAAAGCCGCAGGATGCATGGATGCATGCCTTAGAAATGCAGGTCGTGGTGTATTCCCCAATGTACGGGATGCCAGACAGCGTAAGTCTGATTTTTGGATGGATAATCCTGTAGCTTTCAAGGCTCTATTGGTACTGGAGTTAGAGGCACTGGTCAGGAAGGCTCAGAAACAGGGTAAAACCCTGCGTGTAAGGCTTAATTGCCTATCGGATATATCTTGGGAGCTTCAACCCTGTTTGCGTAATGGCATGGCTTTTAAGGGCATTCCACAGGCTTTCCCTGAGATCGAGTTCTATGACTACACTAAGCTTGCCAATCGCTTAGGTAAGACACCTGAGAATTATCACCTGACATTCTCGTACTCTGGTGTACCTACATACAAGAATCAGATCAAAGTGGCACAGACTACCGATGCCAATATTGCAGTAGTTTTCCATGGCAAAGAGTTACCCGTCACATTCATGAATCGCAAGGTCATTGATGGTGACTTGCATGATGCTCGTATCGATGATCCGAAGGGTGTAATCGTAGGACTTCGTGCCAAGGGTACGGCTCGTAAGGATGTATCAGGTTTCGTAGTGCACATTTAACAGGAGGATGTATGAATAGGCTAGAGATGGTAACGCAGTTAGTACAAAATGAAATTGACTGGCTCGTAGGTGACCCTACCTTTGAGAATGTTCAATCCGTAGTTAAGTTCTTTTCTTCAGGTGGATTCAGTAAGTATTCCGATGAGGACATCGAACATATGTACGCAAATTTAATGGCATAGGAGGATGTATGGATATCACTAAGGCAATCGAAATACTGGAGCATTACAGGGATGAGAACGGCTTGCCCTATATGCTTGAGACATTGCAGGACATTCAGGAAAACTATGAGGATTTAAATCCTGTGGTTCAGACTGCTTTCAATGTCTTCATGAGGATGGGTCGGAAGATGTTTGCACCAGTATGAAAGTCCCACCAGTAGCACCTGTATATCCTGTGCCTAAACACCATAGGCATAGGGATCAACCCGTTTATGTACCCAAGGAGAAATCGTGAATCAGGAAATGACAAATCGAGTAGTGGAACTACTAGGCATAGCCTTGCGTGATCTGAAAGAGGTAGTGGATGACCCGTATGTAGAGGATGCTACGGGTTCTATACATGAGGCACTTGCTATCTTGAATGGTGAGTACTCATCGTTTGATAATCAACTTTAATGGAGGATGTATGAGTAGATTAAAAACCAAAGTACAAGAAGTGTA